TCGGTCATCTCATCCCAAGCTGCACGGACGTTCATATCTACGAACGCAATTTTTTCTTTTAGCTCAATCTTATCACTCATACTTTATCTTTGCTTAGTTTGTATATCATTATAGCACGATCCAGGGCACGTTGTAAAGTCACATTGGTTTTTGCTTCTCGCCGAATATCACTCCATAGTTTATCTTCTGTTAGATAATCGTGTAGCGGTCTACCGTCAGGTGTCCTGCTATCATAATTTATTTTATGTCCGTTAATTGGATCATAATCATATCCGACAACTGTTCTTTCTGATGATCCAAATTCTCTGGCGTAAACAATATTATCGTTACGCTCGTATACATATTTTACACCAGGTTTCAAAGTTCCCATTATAGTAATCTGTCTAATAAAATAATTTCGTTTTGTCTGCTTATCTCTTTTACAAAGTAAGCACAGTCTGGTTTTGCTTTAATACTAGTAGGTGTTGCTAGTAATTGTCCGTTTTTCATTTTTGGAAAATACCATTTTACATCATTATAAAAATTAACAATCTTGATAGGTTTAAATTCTACTCTGAAACTGCTTAGTGGGTTGAATACTAATGCTTCGAATCCTCTATCATTTAAACTTGTTAGCGGTAATATTTCAATCTCAGAACTGCTTGAACTATCTCCTACAGCAATTGACCAATCAATGGGCATAGTTACTTCATCATTACCAATTTGTAGTACAATAGCCGGAGCATTGAAACTTTCCAAGAAGATTAATGGCATGAAAAAGAAATCAGGTTCAGCGGGATTACTATTATCCAGTACCGCAAATCTTGTGTTTTCATCTACTTCTTCTGGTAAGTTGTTTAATGAGAACAGTTTGTTATCTAATGTTAATATCTGCATAATTCCTTATTTAGACCAATCTATCTTTTCAATAGTGAAAGGATATTTGGCATCCTTGTAAAATTTCTTTCTTGTTGTAAGATGTCGTTTGGCAAATTTGCAAGTTGAGGTCACATCCCAAATTTGTACAAAATCTTTATCGTCGGCTTTGCGAATTCCTCGGCCTATTGACTGAATAACTCTGACAAACGACTTGCCTGGCTCCAAAAGTACCAGGTTAAAGATGCGAGGTATATTAATACCGACAGCTGCCACACCATAGGTTGCGACAGTAATTTTATTATCCGCTGTTGCATGTTCTTTATATTCTTCTGCACGTTTTGTTCCTTTTACTTCGCCTGAAATAAACACTGCGCCTTCTATCATTTCTGTTAATAATTTGCCTGTATCGATCCTGTTAACTAGAATCAATGTATTGCCTGAATCTGATAAGCCTTTTATAAGTTTGCTAAAATAAATCATTCTATCTTTGTTAGTGACAAGATATTTTAGTTCTTCAGCATATGTTTTAAATTCTAGTAAATCTACTAATTGCACAATGTTCACATGTAGGTTGCTGAGGATACCCATCTCCTGCAATTCATGTGCTTTGATGCCGCCAACAACTGGTCCGATGCTTGCAAAAATTGGTTGTGCTTCAAAATCATCTTTAGGTACAGTACCAGTTAGACCCCATCGAATTGGTGCATTACACAAGTTAATTGTAAGCAAATTCTTTAGCACTTCTGCTTTAGCCATGTGCACTTCGTCGACAATAACAGTCTTAACCCCATCTAAAAATTCAGCTAGTGTCAGTGCATTATCTAAATCCCAGTTTTTACTTTTTTTGTCTAACACATTAAGACTTTGCCATGTGCAGATAGTATGTGTCTTTCCTAAATCTTTACGATCCCCGTAATAGACACCGACATCTAAGCCAACATTAACAAAATCTTCTTCTGTTTGTGTGACAAGATCTTTATTAGGAACAATTACAATTGTACGTCCGTATTTTTCTGCACAATGACTTAATGTTGCAGTCATAATAGTTTTACCAGCACCAGTTGCTACTTCTTGTAGTGCCTGTGTATTAGTAAAAAAGCGATTGACAACTTCCACTTGATCATCGCGTAACCTAATAGGCTGTCCAGCAAATCTATGTCCTTCGGGCCATACTTTGCCTTGATCTTCCCAGTAGCTGTTTGTTATTTCTGTAAATTCAATCTTGCTAGTTGTGCGCAAGTCTTCTAGTTCGTCGATATCAATATCCATGTCTGCTAGTATGCCAAGACACTTTTCTAACTGACTCAGGTAGCCGTTGCCGCCAAGTCCAAACATACTAACTTTTCCATCCCACCGACCTAATTTGTATGCAGGCTGATATCGAGCAGTTGGGTTTTCGTACTTAAATGTGTTAGCCAGCTTTTTACGAGCTTCCAAGGCCAGGCCTTCGAATTTAATATTAACCTCGTCTCGAATTACTAATTTTACTGTCATACTAAAATCTTTTTAATATCCATTGTAGTAGGTTCATCGGCCCACTCTATAATTAAATCGCAACAGTTAGAGTATACAGCAGTTTTTCCGTGGCGCATACCCATCCGGCTATCTAAGGCAACAACACTCATTGGTCTCCATGCGTTTTTTAGGAAAAATTTCGGTAATTTTCCACTCATAACACACGCTACATTTGTGTCATCGCTTAGGGGATAATTGTAAGATTTAGTTGCAATGTATTGATTGAAATTTTTCCCGGCATCATCATTTGTTAATCTGAAGTAAACTCCAATTTTATTAAAAATGCCATTTTCTTCCAAAGATTCTGATAAAATTTTCAGATTTTCTAAATATTTGTTATTGACTAGTGTATCAAAGACAACTAACAATGGAAGCCGTTTAAGATCAATTATACTAGCAATAACTTCACTCATTTGGTGTTGATTTTTATCAACATACAATCTTGGTTTAGTCCTGTTAGCAAGCTGTTCGGTGAGATTTTCTCCGAAATTTTGAGGACTTGTAAGATAGTACTGATACCGCATACTTCGATCATTAATGATGTTTTGATCAATAGCCGTTTCGATACCGAGATCATCTGAGATAACTTTTTGAAAATTCTTATGCTCAATATTAGTCAACAAGAACTGATTCTCGACCTCAGTTTTTGACCAAGATTTTATAGTATCATAATGACTTTTAATAGTGTCATCGATTTCAAAACCTAAGGGTGATAATGCTTCGTATAATGTAACTATATTATTTTCAGTCAAGTCGGCTGTACAACTTTTGCCGCTGGTTGCAATAACTGCATTGTCTAAATTCTTTGTAAGACCAGCTAGCAATTTGCGAATTTCAGAATTAAATGTAAATTCCACAGACAATGATAATTCTTGATCAAAATTCTTTTCTATATAGAATTTTTTTACTTCACTAATCTTCCTAAACTCTCTACTCCATTTAGGGTTAGCCAGTGCTTCGTTAATAGTGGATGTAAATTCTTTAATTTTATGAGAATTTTCCCGTAAAATCCTCATTAACAATTGAGATTGGTTTTCAGTAATGTACTGATGCCCGTTGATTATAGATGCAAGGCTTTTTAGTACTTTAGAATCTCTAGAAGGAATTTGTTCCTCTACACTGGGAGAAGAAAAATTCATAATTGTTAATAAAAGATTATCTATTGTAGTCATAGTACTAAGTATACACTATTTTTGTCAAAGGTCAAGATTTTAGAAAAAAATAGGCCCTATTTTTATTTAAGGCCTATGGTAGTTAGTTTAAACTAACTAGTTATACACTAGCATCTTCCATACCAGCGACTCGTAATTTTACAATATTTGTAATTTGCCACTGTTTCTGATCAAGTGCCTTGATAACAGATAACCATTTGTTGCGAAGTAAAGCAAACTCGTTGATAATTTTTTCAAAGTCAACTACGTCTGCTTCGCCTTCTACATAACGATCACAATCTTTACTACTTAGAGCACGTTGATAGTTTTCTAAATACTTGCGAAAGTGCTGACTTTTGAGTCTACGCAATTCTATATTAAGATATTCTAATATTGCCTCAATTTCTTGTAGCTGACCAAATCTATGTTCAACAATGCCAGGCATTGATGCGCTGGCACGTTCAACATTCCCGCTTAGTTTACATTCTTTACGGGCTTCTACAAGCTCGCTTTCAAAATATAATACCGCATCGGGAATATTAGAAATATCTCGACTAATATCAGTATACCACCCCATCAGAAATCCAGTTCTCTATAGTCTTCGTCCTCAGGTTCGGCATCTTCATCTTCATTCAAATAATAAGAAATTGCTTGATCAAGAATCTCATCAACTCCTGTGGCGTTCTGCAATGTTCGATCACTAACACCAAAGTCTGCCAGCATATCAATATATCGTTCTGCTACAGTTTCTAATTGCTTCTTATCGATATACTCGACAAAGTTTAGCCATACATCACCGATTTGTGTTTCATTCAACATTCTCTTCAATCTCCTCTGGAATGGTTGTAGTTGTTAAAGGTTTAATGTGATAATTTGCCATTATCATATCTAATTTATCATCTTTCCATTCTTTTCGGTACAATAAGGTTTCTTCTCCGGTTGTAGGATCTACATACTTCAAACGATTTCCTTGCTGGGCAAGAATGCCTTGTTTCTCAAGCATATCGACCATACCACTATAAGGATTCATACCTGTTTCGTATGGAATTTTAATCTGTACACTCTCGAAAGGTTTAGCATAGCGAGTCTTCATAATTTTACAAGCGGCACGAATACCGTTAACTTCACTAGTCTTGTTACCGTCCTCGTCTTCTTTCAACTTCAATTTCTTCATAGCAACTACGATAGAACTTGCGTAAACGAAACCTTGCCCGCCACTGATCTTGTCATCCGGATCAAACATGTCTTGACTAGCGTATGTGTGATTTGTACAAACCATACCTACGTTATAGTTACCAAACATGTTTACACAGTTACGAACCAATGCTGTCAACGCCTTAGGTTTACGACCCATGTCGCCTTTCAAATCGCCCGCTTCAAACTGGTTAATATCAGTCGGAGTTAACAACATACCCAATGAGTCTATGACAAATAAAACCTTAGGGCGTTCTGACATTTCCTTGTATTCTTTCATGAACTCGTGAATGGTCTTAGCCACATCATCGATCATAGCCATATTAAGTTTTAACAACTTATCTTCAGCTGTATCTACACCCAAGTCATGCAACCATTTTTCATCAAGCGCATTTTCTGTATCTACAAGGATAACATAAATGCCTTGTGCTTGTGCATTACGCACTAGATTTCCTGAACAGATAAAACTCTTACCTGCGCCCGACTCGCCAGCAAATACAGTTACTTTGCCTAGTGGAACTCCTTTGTGGAAGTCGCCGCTGATCAGATAGTTAAGAGTATAATTGCCCGTACTAACCCAATCTGTAGGATCATTAAATCCTACACCTAGACCGTCAATACTTTTGGTCAAGGTTTTTCTAAATTTACTTAGATCAAAGGCTTTTGTAGCCATAGTTAATTCTCCTAAATGATGTAAGGGGACCGAAGTCCCCTTGACTTATTACTTCTGACGATTACGAATCATGGCCAAGATATCTTGGGCACGACTATCGCCACCTGCTGATTCTGCTGGTTCAGCTTTTGGTGCTTGTGCAGTAGCTGCTTTTGGTGCTGGTGCTGGTTCGTCATCATAGTCATCGCTTGCTGCTGGCGCAGGTGATGCCTTAGGAGTGGCTTTTGGATCGCCGGTATTCTGGCTCATGCCGGCTGGTTTGAAATATTGACCCCAACGATCCATATCATATGGCTCGCCGTCAACTGATGCTTCAAACATTTCTTTCATAACCTTAAGTTCAACTTCGCCTGGCTTCTTAGGTAAGAAATCTTGCAAGTTAAACAAACCGTATTGTTGAATAGCCGCTTGTTCAACATCGCTCAATGGACGCTCACGACGTGCCCAAGAACTTGTTGAGTAGTCAGCATATCCGCCTTTGCTACCTTTCTTCATGCGATAGTCTAAACCATGCACGTAGTCAGTTGGCAAATCTTCCAACTCTGGATCAACCAAAGCGGCACGGATGCTTGTAAAGATTTGAGGACCAATGATGAAACGACGGATTGGATTTTCTGGTTGCTCGTCAGTCTTTTCGCCTAGTCCGTCTTCTACAACGAAACCTTGGAAAATGTATGAACGTTTCTCCCAATACTTACGACCCATGTCTTCTAGACTAGGATCTTTAAACCATGCACGTACTTCTGCCAAGATTGGGCAAGTATCGCCATACATTTCTACGCATGGAACTTGTACTGTAATGTTTTTGCTTTCTGATTCACCTTTGATTCCTGAGAATGGCAATTTGATCATTGCACGTTCTACCCAGAAAAAAGTGTTATCGGTGTTACCATCTGGTAAGAATCGCAGAACGGATTCGCCACCTTCTTTGAGATTCCAGAACGGATAAATTGATTTATCTCCGCCTGAACGATTGTTGTCAGAACCTTTCGATTCTGCTGCCTTAAGTTTTGCTCGAATTTCTGCTAAAGTTGCCATAATTATTCTCCTATTAATAGCCTTTGTTTTTGCCTGTATGTTTTACACCTGTAAAACAAAAAGTGCATATACATAGTATACGCACTTTTATTTAGTTCTGCAAGTGAATTTTTGTTCTAAAAGTGATTATCTGCTCAATTTGATAATTCTAGCCAATTCTTCGTGTACTGTAACACTATTATCCGAATCATCATCTTCGTCGTCTTCATCGTCATCTGGCATAACCGGACTGGGCTGATGAGCTAATGTAATATCATCTTCGTCATCATCTTCGTCATCATCGTCATCATCGTCATACTTGTTATCGCCGGTATCAATGTCAGTAGCTTTAGCAGCAGCAATTGGGGCTGCTACTCCTGTGGCTATTCCGCCAATTCCTTGCGCAACTTTGCCGCCGCCTAATGTTTTAGCAAGACCTTTACCTGCCGCCGCCAGAGGCAAATCTACGACTAATCCAGCTAAATCTCCACCAGTCACGTGTGCTCCACCGATTAGTGGTACCCAATCTGGAATTTTAATATTGGCAGCATGTGGATCTGTTTGATAAGCCTTATTACCTTTTTGATATTTAGATAATTCGTCTTTATATTTTGTTCCGTGTATAAGACTGTCTAAACCTGCAGCTGCTTTGTCTGCAAAACCAAATGTCATCATGTTGGCAGCATCTTGAATCCAAGCATTGGCATGGTCTCCCAAATCCATTTTAACTTTACCTTGTTTTAATAATTCAAGATTATGCTGTGCCTGTTCGGGACTAAGATACGAGCCTTTGTAGATCTTAGCATTAGGATCTACAGCAGTTAACTCGTATAATGGTTTTGTGACTTCGTTAATTTTCATATCAACTGCGAGCTAACTGAATAATTCTCGCTAGTGCTTGATCTTCGCCATAACTTACACTTTCAGCTGTTGGTGCTTTTAAACCTATACCGCCTGCTTTTGGAGTAAGAGCATATGGTGAAGGAGCAGCAGAAGCTGGTGCTATAGAAGCAGGTGCAGGTGCAGGTGCAGGTTGCGCTGCTGGAGGTGTATAACTTGCTTCACCTGGAGGTGCAGCTTGTGCTTGTCCAGCTTTTGCAATTCTCGATTCTAAATCTTTAACTATTGCAGGATCTTCGTTTTCTGTTCCCTTGATGCTTGCCAACTGTGCTTTCAAGTTTTCTACATTATCAGTACCAGCTTGTGTTGCAACAGGTGCTGCAGGTGCCGGAGCAGGAGTAGGTTTTGCTTGATTAGCTGGATTTTCTAAACCACCTGTCGGAATAGCTGTTGCCGCATTAGTAGTACCGACTTGATTCTTAGCAGCATCTCCCGTAGGTGCCGCAGGAGGTTGTGTTCCGGCCGGTGCACCAGCTGCAATTGCCGCTTTATTAGCATCGGCAAATGATTGTCCACCTAATGAAGCCGCAGCTGTAGGAGCTGTTGTAGTTCCTGCTGGTGCCGCCGCCGTAGCAGGTTTTGGTGGAACGCCTTGACTTCCTCGACCGCCGCCGGCACTAGTGTTACTTAAATTTACACCAGTTCTTGCTTGAGTTGCGGCAGTTTGATTACCCGCTGATATATTAATGCTGCTACCAGCTGCAATTTTATTAGGATCTTTAATCTGAGGATTAAGTTTCATAATGTCAGCAACGGATGTTTTATTTGCTGCTGCAATCTGACCTAATGTATCTCCAGGTGTAATCACATATGTTGTTGCACCTTCTACAATAGACATATACTCGCGTAGTTTGTTTACACGATTTTTTAATTCTGATTCGTTAATTTTTTTCATGTTAAGTCCTTTTATTAGAGTCCGGCTAGGCGGCGAATATGTCCAAGTTCTTGATGTGTACCACTGCTTGGATCCATCTTATCAATCATATGTAAAACTTGTTGTAGATCTTGTTCAGTAGCATTGCCAAATTCTCCGTTTTTAAAATCTTTTACAACCTTAGTCTTAGCTCTAGTTCCACCGATTGTAAAGTTTTTAGCTTCCTTGTTCCAGAACCCACTAATACTCTTTAACATCTGTTCTACACCAGAATCCATAGCGCCATCGTCAAAGCCAAAATCTTTTGGACTCATTCCGCATTCTTCAATACAGTCATGCAAAGTCATTTGTTTATGACCAAAGTCTAGTGTAGTATCTAATGTTGCACCAGATTTTTTAGCATTGTGTATTGCTTTAATTAAACCAGCGTGTGCTCTACTTTCTGCAACCGGTGCAGGTGCAACAGGTTCTTCGGGCGTTGCTGGTGCGGTGGTAGCATCGGGCGTGGGCGGTGCTGCATCAGCTGTGGCTGTTGCATCTGGCGGGACTTCTTCACCGCCAACTTCGCCGTTACCTTGAAAATCTAACTGAGGAAGAATTCTAGCTAGATCTGGATTAGTTTTAGCCATATCTTGCAATTCTGATTGAATAACACTACGTGCATCCAGGTCAGGATCAATATCCTTCATCTTTTCTAAAAATTCTGGATCATCAATAAGACCTTTCAAGCTATCAATAATATTAATACCAGCTGGGCCGCCTTTTAATTCAGTACTCATGATCTGATTAAATTTTGCAATGGCAGATTGTTGCGTTGCTTTGTTAGGGCTAAACAATGTATCTTCGCCGTCCTGACTATCTTCGTCTTCGACTATGCTGTTGATAAAACTTTCAAATTGATCTTCTGGATCTGGTACAGGGTATTTTTTATAACGACTCTGCGGACCATCTGATTTCTTACCTGGTTGTCCGTGGCTATCCTCATAGTCAGTCTTAGTATGTTTAATACCATGTTTAGTTTTTTCAACTTTGCCGCCTTTGTGGGTAGTACCCGTTTCTTTGTTATCATCAAATACTTCGCTAATTAAATCTTCTGGACTTAGTTCTTTAACAGCAATATTTTCACCGACTAGGCGATAGATATATGGAAATGCTGTTTTTAGTTCTTCGTTAAATGTACGGATTGTTAAACGATCAATCCAATCGTTTAAAATTTCTTCAGGAATTTCTTGATTCTCGTTAGCTGTAAAACTTTCTGCAAATTGTTGATAGTAAGCAGTACGTTGTAGATTGTGTACTTCTTTTTTGACTTCTTCAATACGTTCGTTAACACGGCCGTTAATGTCGTCCATAGCTTCTGATAGCGTAGCATTGCGGCCAACATAATTTTTAAATTTACGTAGTTGTGCTAGTTCTTCGCTCAAGCTAGTAATATGTTTGCCAATTGTATCATACGGATTGCCGCCTGCCTTAATATGTTCTGCTAGAGCGCGAGCACCGTTAAGATGTTTGTATGGATATTTAAAACGTTCACCTTCTGCATTTTCAACATAGATGCTTTCAATGTGCATAGTACGTCCAGCAGCTAATTCTGTATTGATAGGTTGGCTATGTTTAACAATTAATTTAGCTTCTCCTAGATCCTGGTAGCTCATACGAGCTGTGCCATACAATTTACTTTCCATCATCGGTTCCATGGTCTCTTCCTTGGGTTTTGCTTGAAATGCGTAGTCGCGTTTATCTAATTCACTTTTGCCTATGTTTTGTACATCAAATTTTAATAATCTGTTCTTGGCAAACTGTCTAAAACTACGAATGAATCTAAATGCATCGTGGTGCTGACTATCAACTAGGTCGCCACTAAGTTGCATAACAACACCGTCATCTTCGTCTAGTGTTATAGCAATAGTACCTAGACTTTCGCCGTTATCTTTGTATTCAAATTCAAAGAATCGTGCCTTAGGAATGTCAGTTTTTTTACTGAGTACTTTTGCTTCTTCGTCACCGATTTTGATATCAGGAAAACGTGTTTGTATTTTCCCGTAGAGATCCAGTGCAATTTTATCTAAATTCGTGTTCATGTTATATTTATGTAAATCCAGAGGATATGTATATGGGCAACGGTGGTTCCCAGTCTGTTTCACCCTCTAGTTCGCTAGCTACCCGCATAAGTTCAAACACTTGCGGATCCCATTCTGCTAGAACTAGACTCATACGAACTGTTAAAAGTACTGCCGCTACCAAGTCATCGTGTTGCCCTTCTTTGGCTTTAAAACTAGTGCCGGCAGCAATATAGGTTTTTAATTCGCTAATTAAGCCGCGACTGTTTAAAGTCATTTTGTCTTCTTCTATCAGATATTTAATTTTAGCACAGGTAGATATTTTATTACCAAATGTAGTATTGAATCCTTTGCGGAATTTTTTAACATGCCCTTTACGCATAGGTTCACTTAGGAACACTCCTGGGAATGTTTCTTCACCAAGATTTTCAATAACAACTAGGGCGCTTTCGCCCACAGTATTGTTTTCTACACTCCAATAAATGGAGTTAAATGCATCGCCGCCAATTTCATTGCTAATATAAATTAATATATCTCTTAGTATTTTTACCTGTTGTTGCACAGGAGTGATATTGTGTTGCCACTCTGCAACCTGTATCATTTCAGGCATTTGAAAAACTTCTATAGCGCCATAGTCTCCGCCGGTTCCTAGACTAGGGTCTAATGCTATTAGATATATTTTTCCTGGTTCAGGTTTTCGCCACCAACGGACTTGCCCCATTTTAAATTGCGGTTCACGCCCGACTAAATCTACAAGTTTTAAACTGTTAATTAGTGTTTCGTCAAAGACCAAGAATTCGCAACCATATTCACGACGGAAACGTTCTTCACCAATACGACCCATCTCAGTCTTTTTCCATTGTTCGTCGCGGTCTGGGTGTTCATGCCATTCTGCACGGAAACCATGAAATCCATTACGACCCACTCGGTCATCTTTTTCATTGCCGTACTCGTCAAATAAATCTTGACTTTCCTTCCAGATTATTGCGAATTCGTCTTCATCACTGTTAGGAGTACTAGTAATAATTGCTCGTCCACCAGTTGCTAGTGTCGGCGATATTGAAGTCCAAAACTCTGTGGCAATGTTTGGCTGAACAAATGCAAACTCGTCACAATATAGTAGAGATATGGACATACCACGACCAGTGTTGCCAGTAGTAGTTGCTGAAACAATTCTTGATCCATTTTCAAATTCAATACTTCCTTTGTTATAGTTGACCACACCTGCACGAATATAATCATCACAAAGTTCGTATCCGTACCGTATACGTTGCATAATTTCCTGCGAACCTGTATATTTGTGTGCAGCTACTAGAATAGTTTGATCTGGATGAAACATAGCGTACCATAAAAGATACGAACTGGCACATGTTGTTTTACCACTTTGACGCGGCAGCATGTTAATATTAAAACGATAATCGTGATATGCTTTTAATAATCTTTCCTGATATTCAAAAGGTTCAAATTTAACTTTACCTTTAACAGGATGTTGAATGTGGAAAAAGTTTTTAGCAAAATGCAAATACCCTTCTTTAGGGTCAGCACA